CCAAAGAGCGAGGGTCTGCCTTTTCAACAGCATCCAAAGTGGCTGGGCCGATTGCGCCGTCCGCACTAACACCCACTGCTTGTTGTAAGAACTTCGCGGCACGGCCAACTCCTGAGTTAACGGCAAGGTCGAAACAGGCGTAATCGACCCCTGCCGGAAGAACATCACCTTTAATCTTGTCCCAATAATTCTTTTTGTAAAGCGGCGCGACATCATCCGACCCTAAAACCCGCATGGCGGCTTCATCGACCGGATGGCCTACATACTCTTCCCAAACTTTTTTGGTGACGCCAAGATTCGTCATGCCGCCGGGGTCTTTAGGATGGTTTACAAAGCCGCCCTCGTGCTTAAGGACCAAGGCAAGGCATTGCTCAAAATTGTCTTTCACGGCTTACTCCAAAGGCTTTGAATTAAAGAGCATCTTATCTGTAGCTGAATCTTTTGAAGAAGCGCCAAAAAAGAAGGCGATGATGCTCGTCCAAGCCGTCTGCAATGCCCCCAACATCAGGAGCATGGCTTCATTGCCCGTGGTAGGAAGGCCGAAAATGAGCATATAAAACAGGATGCCGAAGAACCCAAAGGTGACGCCAACCGCTAAAGCGCGGGGTATCCAGTCCTTGGTTTCCTTCTGCATGTCACGAGCCGATGCGCGATCACCTGCCGCAATGCGTTCCAGATCAATGTCCAATGACTTCATTTGGACTTTGAAATCAGCGTCAATCTTTTTGAGAACGGACAACTGCTCTGCTGTCGGGTTGGCGAGAGCCGCCTGAATTTCATCTTGGTTTGCATCGCCATGCCCAAAGAGGGCGTTGGATAAGGCTTTGACTGCCATACCCGCAACAGGGCCGCCAAGTGCGGTAGCAATCGTCGGAGCAACTGACCCAATTAAAGGGCCGAAAGTCTTAAGAATATCCATCTTTAATCCCCGTTTAATGGGCCAATCACTTGCCCTCTGTTACCTTTTCAAGGATGCGAACACGAACAGATAGCTCGTTAATCTTGCCGGTCAATTCATCACGCAATTTATACCGAGCCTCCGCCGAAAGAGGGCTGTCAGTAGGTATGCCTTGAGGCGTAATCAGCATAGGCATTTTGCTTTCAAGGTCTTGGACCTTCATTGTCAGGGTGCTGATTTGGCTCAAAAGCCAACCAATTGCCGCCACAAGGACAGGGAACAGCATGTTGATGATCTTGGAGAAATCAAAATGTTCCATCAGTGCGATCCTTTAAAAACCAAAATTAACCCAATAGCACCCATAGCGAGAATAAGCCCACCAACAATGCTACCAACAAGGATTGCATCTTTTTTCGCCTCTTCAGCGGCCTCAGCATCCAAACGCGCCTGACGCGCCGCCTCTTTTTTCATTTCAGCAACTTGCTTTTGAATGGTGTCCCATGCGTGTTTGCCATGCATGGAAATGAACAAATTCTTCGCATCAAGGGCCAACTGGTTGGCTTTTGCCTTGGCGCTGTAACGTTTCATCGCCTCCGCTTCATAGTCAGCGGTGGACTGAAACATTTTCTTTTTGTGAGGCAGGGAAACAAGTTGCACAACTTTGGCAACTTCAGACATCAACCCGCTGACACGACGAGCCGTGTCCACAACGTCCTCACCGGCGCTTACTGCCGATTTAAGTCCGTTATAGATGGCGGTGGCACCAGCAAGGATTGTAAAAGGGTCCACAAAACCCCCCTTATTCTTGATCTTTGCGCTTCAAAAGTTTTTGAACGGTATCCGTTTCATAAATTCGGATGCCCATCCAAACAATCGTAATAAGACCAGAAATAGAAGGAATTATGCCCACAATAGCACCAACCGCAGTCGATATAGAAACTGCATCAAAAATTTGTTTCAAGTGTTCATCGACTTGCAAGATCATCTGGTTACTCCGTGGAAGAGGCTTCTTTCTCGTCCAGTTGAGCCTGAGCATCTGCAATGATCCGATTGACCAATGTAGAAACTGCCTCAAATGGCTGTTTGCCAAGGCTTGCCAAGACAAGATTTAATTCCTGAATTGTAAACATCAGCGTTACAGATTTGTTTTCCATACTGCCCTCCCAGACAGATTTTAAGACCAAGGATTCGGAAGAACGACAGGACGATAGTAGTTGTTCGTGATTTGAACTCCAACTGCCGTCTCAATGTCTTTTACCATATCAGGACCAAGAGCCTCTTGCACCCAAAGGACAACCTGATTCTGAGTAAGTTCTGCATATGGCGTATATGGCGCATCGGGATTTAGAGTGACACCAATAGAGCCGACGATAGCACCATCATTGGTTCCGTCGGTTCCATTGCAAACCCAATTTACCGTGCAAACCACATCCGTAAGCCCTTGGGCTTCGGGGTATGATTCCATTGAATTAACGCCCCAAGTGTATGTGAAGGCCATGATCAATCCTTATGCCCATGTGCCAACTGAAGTACTCGCGTTGGCAACAGAAATCGGATAAATCAAAATATACGATCCCTGAATGAACGTCGAAGTTGTCGGAGCCGCGTTGAAGCCAAGATTAAAATTGACGTTTGTCGATGCTGTTGAAGTATCAATAACGCCCTTAATAAGAATGGTATGTGCAGATGCCGCCGCCGCCGAGGCCGCAGTAATGGAAACTGGGGTCAGGAAGCCTGTTGTAATGTAGTTGGCCATTTGAGATGTGGCCGCAACCGTTGTTGCCGCCGCCGCAGTGTTCGAAAGAACTTCATATGCGTGAGACGCCAATGCACCAGTTGCCTGTGTGATTGAATACTGAATAGTTGCCGCGTTTGCCGATGTTTTAGCGGCAGACGTATAAATTTCGTAGGCATAACGTGTGTTTGCACTGAGGTTGCAACCAACGTTGAAGATCGACGAATGGAATGTAGCTGTATGCGTTCCCGACTGTGTACCTGTTGTCGTGATAGCTGTGCCACCGCGTGTAAGCGAAACTTGGAATGTCGCGCCCACCACGTTGACTACAAAATACTGCACACCAACTGTCAAACCTGTCGGCAACGCACCAGTGGTTGTGAAGGTAACAATTGTTCCGTTGTTAGGGGCAGTAGTAACAGTAACAACAGCAGGTGCGGCAATTGTAAAGGTTGCTGTTTGACCAGTGTTGGCAATTGTCGGGCCTGTGATGGCCGTGTTGTAAACTTCGTAATACTGAGGAGCGAGAAGCGCACCACGTTCAGTGCTTTGCGGTGTCATGTATGGAACGCGACCGTCCCACTCCATTGCTCCGGCAACGGCAGAAGTTAAGTTGGTGCCACTTGTAAAGCCAAGTGGAGCAACTGTTGCAGTACCAGCACGAAGAGCAAGTGATGTTGCAGGTGCAGTGACACCGATGCCAAGGTTACCCGCAGTCGTGAGACGCATCTGTTCCGAGCCGTTGTTATAGAACGTCAGCGGAAGATATGTACCTGAGCCGTTAACACCTGAAACCAACTGCACATCGGTTGAAGCGTTGGTCGCAAGAAGGATTTTTGATGCGTTCGTTGGATCAGAGTTATTTGCAACTTGAACAGATGAAGCTGTTGATGTGCCGTTTGGCAAGAAATATACGCCTGTGGAGGCGTTTGTTGTCTTCGTTTGGAACGAAGTTCTGCTGTTAATCGTAGCGTTGTCAAAGTCACCTTGAATGCGCTGACCGGCAGTGCTGAAAACCATGTTTCCAGTTGCATCAAAGCGAACACGCTCCGCACCGCCAGTGGAAAGCCCAAGGGCCGAGCCAGAAAAGAAGACACCTGTCGTAGCCGAAGACGATCCCTGATAAGACGGGGTCGAAGCCGAACCGTCAACGCCGCTGACGCCTGATGTGCCATTAAGATTGAGAGTCATGTCTTACCCCTTGCGCCTCTTAAACAACATTCCACTGCGAACCAGTGGTAACCGTGACTTGAATGCCTAAATCTACCACAATTTGCCCCGCAGACATAGCATTTGTGCTGGCCGGAACTGTGTAGTTTGTGGTGACGGTTTGTTCATTCAATGTAAAAATTATATCGTCCCCGCCGCCGGTGGTCACGGCCAAGGGCGTCCAACTTGTGCCGTCATATCCCTCGAAACGTGGACCTGACGTATTAAATCGGAAATAACCAGTTGCAGGTGTCGGCCTCTGGGCGGTCGTGCCAACAACCATTCCTGTCGCGCCAGTGGTCGGGAACGATGCAATGCCAGTTGTAGCGATAGACAGAGCAGTTGTTGCACCCGCATTGCCGACCTTCATTAAAATGCTATCAGTCGTTCCCGCACCACTTGTTGATTGCAACGTGAGAGACGATGCCGCGCCTGTGCCGCCATAAATGATTGGCGTTGTGGTGGATGTGTTTGATACTACAGCGCCACCAAAATAGTTTGCACCCGCCGCTGAATAAAGGGCATATGCAATACCAAATGTGACGTTTGTGCCAGCGGTTGGGGCGGCACTAATGTAAACCGTTGCGGCAGTTGTGTATGTCGTTGCCAGACGAGCCGCAAAAGTTCCCGGCACAAACAATGACGAAAAAGCGTTTGATACCGTTCCCGACGAAACAATGTCGGTATATGTTCCCGATGCACCAGCCTTAAAATGCGCTGGTTGTGTTGAACTTAATGCAACACCACCCGTATTTGATGCCGATCCAACTTGTAATGATCCATTAAATAAATTTGGCGCAGTTCCCGCACCATAAAAATTAAACCGTCCCGTGTTGACGTATGTGCTACCCGTGTCTGCTTGCGACGCAACAGTTGCGGCAATTGCGTAAGTAAATGTCGTGGTTGAAGCCACAGACGTAATGGTAAATGTGCCATTCAAAGATGTGTTTGTTGTTGCCGCAACAATGACGGATTGGCCTTTGCCGTATCCATGTGCCGCAGATGTAGTGATTGTTGCAGTCGCGCCGTCAGCAGATACGTTGCTGATTGTAGCGGTGGTTACGGATGGTGTTGCACTATAAAAACCATAGTTATTGGTTGCGCCGATTAAGTTTGAACCCGCATTAAATCCATATTGATTTGTAACTTGTGATCCAAGGCCGATAGTTCCTTGCGCCGCAGTAAAATGCTGTAAGCCTGTTAAGGTAAATGAAGCCGCTGCCGTGTTAAGCTGTGCGATATTGCCATAAGCATTTGCAGTTACGTCAGATTGAACAGTGCCTTGGCTTAACATACCATAAGCTGTTGTTCCTCCTGTTATATTTTTATTAAGACGCAACGTAGCGGTAGATAAAACAGCACCTGTCCCAATGTTGACGTTCTGCGCCGTTCCAATCGTCATAGCGGTCGTGCCGCTACCAGTCTTAAAGATAATGTTGTCAGATGTTCCAGAACCTGACGTGGATTGGAGTGTCAATGAAGACGACGCCGTTGTGCCGCCATAAAGAATTGGCGTTGTCACCGATGTGGTGAACGCGGGGTCCATCACCGTGCTGATTGTGCCGGATGATGTGATCGGGTTTACAGGCGTCGCCGCAAGATTGGTTCCCGCTGTGATTTGAAGAACCGTGCCGCCGCCAGAGAAATCACGATATTGCGGATTGGCATTTGGGCCATTGGTGGTCAGGGCTTGGCCAAGGACGCCGGGATTAAGAGACTGCCAATTGGTGGAGCCACGATAGACAATTGCACCCTGAGTCGTACCAAAAGCATTGTCCATGTAGGCAGTGAGTGCGTTGCCTACAGGAATTGCTGAAACGCCGCTGATGTTTCCAAGCAATTCGCCTGAAGCAATCGGCGTCAAACCATATTGGCTACCCGCAAAAGCAGAAATTTGATTGATCGTAACGCGAGACGACACGCCGCCTTGGACGGCCTCCATCTGCTCACTGCCAGAAAGTGAGGTTACAGCGGGAAGATTTGGAATTTGAATGCTTGCCATCTCAGATACCCGTCTTAGGAATTTGCGTCAGATCATAAGGCAGACCCACATTAACAGTAATAATGCGAGTTGTCGCCCCCAGAAGACTCTGAGCGGCCAAAGGAGAGTTGATCATATAAGTAAATGCCGTACCCGACGTCACCGTGACGCTATAAAAGCCACTAGCGGCGGCCAAAACGCCCTCAACGGCCACTTGATCATTTGTCGATAGGCCATGAGCGGCTGAACAGGTGACAGTAACGATAGTTGTTCCGTTTGATGTGATCGAAAGAACAGGGACAACAGCACCCCAAGTGAACGTATCGACCAATGACATCTGGGCATTGGCATCCAAACCAGTCGGTGCGCCGGTTTCTTGGGTTACACGCGAATCATTATTCTGCGTTGCGCGAGTATCGAGCGTCCCCGGAATAGGGAGACCCGTCACAGGATCAGTAGGAACAGGTCCAGACACAACACGATAATCAACTTCATCGCTAAAATAGGGTTCTGTGCGAGGATTTGAGATAGGCATAGGGTCAGCAGGAAGAATAATAGCCCTAAGCTGATTTTGTGGGGTGTCATAGCATGTGTTGCACACAAGGATGCGCTTGTTGATCAGGCTTGCACCCGCCCAATCAAACTGCCACTTCAACTGAAAGTGGTTATACCAAATCCCGCAACGGTCACATACGCCGAACGCTCTTGGGCTTCTGGTGCTAACACTGGCTCTGCCTGTTGCTCTCACCTAAAATACCCGCTGATTTGAGGGCTGATATACATTTGAACATATTCAGTGTCTTGTTGCGCGGCGTTGCCCCATGCCTCGTCGGCAAGAGGCTTCAATTGGCCCACCAAAGGTTGCGCCCAGACCATAGCCAAACGATAAGCCAAGCCCATAGCGAACGCTTCCAACCAACGATAAGGAATATCCACCGTCTGGCCGCTTACAAAATTTGAATCTTGAACTTGTGTAACCCGATAATAGGACAGTGATGTCGGGCCATTTGATGTATTTGGTACTGGCCAGATCGTGATTGTCGGGCTGATCAGGCGATCAAACCAATAAGTTGTAGGAAAGCCTTGCTGTTCCTTGTTTGGATACGAGGCATATTCAGAACGTGAAACAGGAAGGATGATTCTGTCGATGTCTTGCCCACCAGAAGTAGTGGTAACGTAGGCATCGAGGATCATAACCGTCGAAGAATCGACCGAATAAGTCGATGTTCCCGTCACAAGCGGAACTGTGACGAGGTCAACTTTCCATAGGTTAACGCCCTTATTTGACCAACTGGACAGCATCAAATTAGCCGCTGTCTTAGCGGATGACATATGCTCTTGAGCGAGTGCCGTATTTCGAACGCCGCAGAGGTTAAACGCATATAGCGTCAACTCACCAAGCGACGGGTTATATGCATAAGTGCCGCTTGTGGTCATGGCTTACCCCTTAGAGTGTCACTTCATTCTTAACCAAAACCCCGCCGATATTAACACTAACAACTGCCGCTGATGCCGCGCTTGAAGCAATTTGGAAACGAAGATCAGTTTTTTCAGCATATCCAAATGGATAATGCCGCTGAACTTCATATGTTGTGTTAAATGGGGTTGCTACAATTAATTTTTGAACCCCCGACGATGAATTAGTAATGGCGCGATACGTTGTGTAATTTGCGGTGTTGCCATTGAATGATGAATAAGCGCCATAACGATAGCCGTAGAATGTATATCCGGCAGGAACCGTATATACCGCTTGTTGAGAGGCTCCAAGGCTTGAAGTTACTCCGTTAAATACGCCCGTATTGATCTGGGAATAGGTCACACCGCCATTTGTTAGTGTAATGACGCCAGATGGATTTGTTGCGCTACCCACTGAAACAAACATATTATTGACGCGTAGATATTGATTAACGGTTGGCACGTTAGTCGTGCCATTTAAGACAAGATTTTCCGTAATTGAATTATAATTAGCATCCAAGCCAAGAATTGTAATTGTTGCTGTGTCACCTACTGTCGCACTAACAAGATTCATCGTAACGGCTGATGCCGGAAATACATATTCCGTCGTAGCCATATTTTCCCAAACAGTGCGGAATAAATTTGCCGTTGCAGGAGTAGTTCCATAACCAAAAATGTTTGTCGGAGCATGATCAGAAATTTGACCACGAGAAACTTGAAGTTCAAATGGCTCATTTCGACCCGTGCGGGTGATGGATTGATTGACAGTTCCAGTGGTTACAAAAGCAGACATAATTATTTACCCTTCTTTTTGGAACGTGCTACTGCCGCATTATCTATCAGATTTGGATAAGGCCGACCAGAGGCACGGGCACGAGCCTTCGCCGCCTGTTTCTGTTTATGATTCAGGTGTTTTGTGTGGTGATCTTCAGGAAGTTTTTTATCCCAAAAAGCCTTTTCCATCAGCAACCCCACTTACGAAGTGATTTGTTAATACGGCTATCTGGATCAGCGGCCTTCGCCGATCCTGTCATCTTACGCTTCATGCCTGTCATTCGAGAGCAAAAATTGTCGTGACGCGGATTATCCGTGTCTTTGGTAGGCGCTTTTAGGTTGTGACCTTCTGCACGAGCAGAAGCCCTGCCCTTTGCATTTAGCCCACCAGATGGAGATTTGCCCTCTTTGCGTGTCCATGCGGCTGTCATATCGCCCTCCAATAGAAAGATGGGGGCTTGCGCCCCCACCGATCAACAGTCTTACGAAACGTAGGACTTGTGGCCCGAAGGCTCTACGCCCTTAGCCGCCGAGGAGAGCGGGTTCATGTTTGAACCTGCGCGGCCACCGGCTTTGCGCTTCGGACGATCCGCACGATGTTTTGCAACCGCACCATGAACGGCCATGCCGCCATGTTTGCGCTTTGAGCGACCGCCGTGCTTCTTTTCCTTTGCTTCCTTGACTACATTTGAAACTGCACCAGCATAAACTTCGCTAGGTGCTTCGTCGTGTGCAAATTCACCCGTCATTGGACGTTCTGCCTTGCCACCCGATGCGTGAGCCGCACGGGGGTGCTTGTGTT